TCTACATAGGCCCAGACACGAAAGGAACGTTGTTCAAATACCTTACGAATCTGTTCAATATAGGCACAAATCATTGCTAAATCATTATAAATGAAGACGACGTCTGGTTTTTCCTGTTGAATAATGGAGGGTAGTTCAGCATGGGCAAATCCTGTTTTCTTATCTCCCTTTTCCAAGGCTGATGCATCAATCACTTTTACAGAAAGCTTACGGCCGATATCTGCATTAACTAAATTGTGTGTGGCAAAATGTACAACTGTGATCCATGGATGGGATGAGAGTTGCTTTATCATATTATATGCAACTTTGCTGTATCCATTCACTTGATTGGCATGGGTAGAGACAATTAGGATTTTAACGGGAGGATGTGATTGTGTTTTAATGAGTTCCTGTGCCTTAACGAGTTCCTGCGTTTTAACCTTTGGCTCAACAATTTGATTTAGTTCACTTAGAAAACTGGATAGATCTGCCATTAATATTCTTTTGCTTTATCGCTTTATGTTATTTTGTTATTTACATAAAGCGATAAATTTACTTCACAAGTCAAAATCCTATAGGATTTATTTACAAGTCAAAATCCTATAGGATTTACTTACAAGTCAAAATCCTATAGGATTTACTTCACAAGTCAAAATCCTATAGGATTTATTCACAAGTCAAAATCCTATAGGATTTATTTATGCGTATATACTAGAACATGACTAACGCAGCTAAATTTGAAGGCGGTCGTCGTAAAACTCGCGGAAAGAAATCCCATGCATCCAAGACCCGCAAGGGAAAGAAAGGTCCTTCCGACTGGAATAAGAAGGTCATGGAAATTTATCGTAGAATGAAGAAATCTAACAGCAGTGTTAAACTCGGCGCTGCCATGAAGGAGGCTTCTCGTCTTAAGAAGGCTGGTAAATTGTAAAGCTTTACAATGACTGCAAAAAGCTTTAAAAACTAACTCTGTAAATTATTTATTCCCAACAATTATATTATTCTCATATTTGATAAACATAGTAAAAATGCTTATCCAATATTCTTCATAGAATGGCTTCATATGAATGTTATTCATAAATGCATTAAATGCATATGTAACAGATATATCTTTATTTTGTAGCATTTCAATTAATTCCATCCAGGTTTCAAATGTTGTTTGATCTTGGTGTTCTTGAATTTGTTGTAAGAGCTTATGCAGACATTCATATACAATCGGTGTAAGAAAGGCATGATGTTGTTCTAAATTGTATTCCATAGACATATGCAGTGTATCTCTTTATATACAGTGTTGCAATGACTGTTTCCATTGAGTCCATCGTTTCATCACTTCTGTCTGTATCTGATTTGTCATTAGTCTGTTCACTGTAGTCGGATTGGTCCAGTCGTATAACTCAGACAAGTTCAGGTGCTTATCAATCCAATCTGTATACGTATTCTTTTCAACTGAAATAGGCATTGTACCTGCTTCTAATGCCTCATATAAGCGAAATGTTTCCATATTATTTCCTTTCAGAATGGGACAGAATTTACTATTTCCAAGGTGCGCCAGATAATCTTGTTTTTTCGTCCTACTTGGATCATTCCAATGTGGTTGTAAATGACAATGATATGGCGTATATGATGTAAATTGTTTCAATTGTTCACTCCGTTTAAACCAGTCTGTTCCATGAAAACTCCATACCAATGCACGCTTTTCAATAGGGATGAATTCAGTTGATTTATGATGATATCCTAATGGAATAGTGATAACTTTTTCTGGTAAGTCTGCACGTAAATAATTACGAATTACCTTCTTACACAATGAAAAAGAATAAAAATAAGTATGATCTGTACCGAACTCATCACTTAGATGCAATACATTAAATGGAATGCCTTCTTTTTGATATCTACTAAACGTCATGTTCCATTGTTCACAGTATGGACGTTGTACTAAAAACCATTGATCTAACGTAGTTAATGAGTCTGATTCAGGGACAAATTCTATCGTTTTCTGAAAGATATCTTGTAACCATGTCATTTCATATAGATCTGGTTTTTCTCCTTTATAGAATAATTTGAAATTAGCCTTAGAATCTTTGGAGTTAAAAATAGACAGATCCGCTTCACTAAAACATTCTGTATTATTGTAAATATCACTATCAAACTTCTTCTCTGTATGCAAATCATTGAATTCTGAATAGTTGTAATTTGAATCTTCTTCTTGAAAACAGAATGTCTGTAGTTCTGTTGTTACATATTTTATTAATCCGATTGCTGGATGACTAATCAAATGATCACATGGAAGACAGAGTTTATCTTCTGAATGCTGTAGATAATCCAGAAGTTTCTGTGCGCCCCGTTTTGTCAAGATATAACTATATGCACAGAAATGAAACTGTGGAGTAGGTTCCTTTGTAAAATAGGTATTGGGCTTAATCTTTGACCAACAATCATTTATTTTCTCCAATACATCTGAATATACAATACGATTAGTAGGTAATACTCCTCCCAAATATAAAAGATCTGCATCCTCTGGTATATCCTTAATATGCCAGTCTGGTTTAAAACGCATATCATCTTCCAGAATCAATGTATAGGTAGCATTATCTTTTACAATCTTGTTCCATACAGATATATGACTTAGCGCACAAGCAATCACAGATTTCTTCCATTGAAACAGATTCTTCTTACAGAGATGGTATAATGCTTCTGACATCTTTAATGTTTTTCCATCAATGGCTGAAATTCGTGTAAAAGGTATAGAAGAATGCTCTATAAATGTTTGAAGACGATCAGGACGTGAATCCAGATTAATTAGATAAATCTTATCTATTTGTTTAACTTGTTCATGTTTGGGCTTGGACTGTAAAGTGGATCTCATAAGTTGCATTAGACGCTGTGCCATCGCAGAAATCATTGCAAGTGAAGTCTGTTTTCGCTCTTCATCCAGTAGCGGTGTTGCAGCAATCTTTGCACACATTCTTGGATTTGTTTCCAGATGCTTCACTATCTCTACAACTTTACCAGGTGTAGCCATATGCGATAGATTGATAAATGAATTTGGATTAAAATCAGTCTCATGAGATCCCCAATACAATGGAAGACATCCTGCCATTTTTGCATGCAAGAGTTTCTCTGTCACATATCCTGGCGACTGTGAATTCTCAAAACTGAGTGTGAACTGATGCTCTGCAAAGAAATGATGTTTTGAAATATCGCCACAGCCTCCTCCTGGATACTTCAAATGAAGCTGACCGCCAATATTATTTTGATAGGCTCCTCCACTTGAAACTGGTTTATAAGAATGTAATTGTTGGAATGCATCATTACGCATTTGACAGATGGGATTACTTACCACAAATGCACAAAATTTCTGACGATCTTGAAAAGAAATGGGATGAGGATGTGTGGCATAATGCAATGGTAAACGAATGGGATTGTCCTCTTGATTTGTAGGCAGAGTTGTCTCTTTGGAAAACCAATCAATGAAATGCATCCAGGTAGGAATACGCATATGAGTTGCATCTTCTTGTTGCTGAGAGGACAGATACAGAGAAATAGATGGATCGGTTGGATGAGGCCAATTCTCTCCACTGAAATAGACTTTTGGTGATAAATTCTTTGGAATTTTCTTCCATCCCTCAGAATAAGGTCCAAAGATAAGTAGATTGTGAGGTGATCCATCGTATTTCTGACCTGTTAGTTGAGTATGAGGATATTCATGGCGAAGTGCATCCATAATGAAATTATTGTTGTAATTAAATCCTGGCCACATATCATCAAATGCAATCAGCAGATTGGTTAGATGTTCTGTTTCTTTTGTTTTTACTGTTTTTACTGTTTCTGTGTCTAATGTAGCTAAAATCTGTGCCCATTCTGTCTGTCTGGCAGATACAGAGAAGACAGACAACGCTTCTTTAAAATCAGTTATACAGGGATTCTTTAAAAATCTCTGAAAAACATCCTTCATTTCTGTAATACTATTTCCCTCATAATACATATCTTTGAGTACAGGATGAAAATCACGAAGAAATGGACTATTGTGAATCAATGGAATTCCAAGCCAAAGTACATTCAATAGTCCCAGACGCAATGGGATGAAACGCGAATGAGACAAAAGAATATCATTACTAGTCCATTGATAGAATGGCTCTTTTTCTGCAAATTGGATGGGAAGTGTATCACATTCAATGTTGATTAGGACATTTTCCTTCAGAAACTTATTCTCTTTAATATGCTCCATGTTATGGATTTTATATGTGGCTGCAATGACAGAGTTTAGCTCTCTAATGGCTACCAATGGAAGAACAGATGAACTTGTATTATTTGTGTTCTTTTCTGCTACATGAACTGTTAAGGGTTTATCTGTGTTCCATGAATATGCTTTTTTATAATGAGATACAACAGTTGGAGACCATGTAAACGGCACTCTGCGAATAGGGCAAGGAAACATAGTCTGGATAGATGGAATTGTTTCAGGAGGATTCAGAATATCCCAGCACCAAATCTCATCTACGCCTCCCATACTTCGTTGAACATAAGGGGATTCAATATAGAGTTGTGAATCCATTTCTGTAAATTGCAAGAATGTTCTTAGGAAAACTACCGTTTTTTTAGAGGATCGTTGTCTAGATGCTTCTGGTACACATCCGTCAATATCCAACAAGAAATCAAGATCACGAGTTTGATGTAGTTTGGATAAGGTGATCATGGATGAGTCGCTAGACTTAGGAAAATCGTTGGGATAGTCATTAGGATAGTCGTCCCACCATGTTTTATCACCATCTGTATAATCAACTAAGGTTACTGTATGCAATGAAAATAATTCTGCAAATAGAAGTGCAGTTTGATTGGCCCCACTATAAAACAGTGGAGTATTAGGGTTGTATGTGATTCCAATACGAACCATTACTAGATATCTGTAGTTTTGCTTTATGTCATTTGCTTTATCTTAAAGCAAATCATATAAAGTTTTAAAAAATTGAAATTAAAATTTGAAGACAGAAAGATACAACATTGGAATGGATTTCTCTAAGAAGACGGTGGATGAATTAAAGGCAATTTGCAAGCAAAACAGCATGAAACTTTACAGTGCAATGAAAAAGGATGACTTAATACAATTACTTCAAGCTACTGAGGTATCTTCTGCAGAAGATGAAAAGAAGGAAGTAGTTCAAAATATTGCAGAAGATACTTATACAACAGATTTGCTAAAAGAACAATATGCCCTTCATAAATCATACGTACAACAAAGAATTGCTACAACAAAGAAAATAGGTGTAAAAGTACGATTATCATCTATTCCTGAAGATATCACTGAGAATATTGTAAAACAAATAATTCATAATAAATTAAATGATAAAACATCAAGCTGGGGTTGTAAAACAGGTGATTTACTTTCCCAAAAAGAAGGAAAACAAGAAGTCAAGTGTTTTACAAGTGATGGACCCTTGTCATTTACACCATCATCTCACTGGGATGTATTATACTTTCTAGACGCAAGAAATTGGTTAAACAATATATTTATATTATACAAAGTTCCATTAAAAATAATTTCAAATGAATGGAAAAATATAAAAATAAGTGAAAGACAAACATTTGAAGATCAAACTAAACAAGGCCGTCGTCCTCGTATATCTTGGAAAGCTTTACACCCTCAGATTGATTCCTATTGCAGTAAAGTATATGAAGGAACATTTGAAGACATATTTATTCCATTAGAGTAATGGATTCCATTAGAGTAATGGATTCCATTAGAGTAATGGATTCCATTAGAGTAATGGAATAATTCTCTGTGAAATAAGTTGCACAACTGGAACAGATACTGCATTACCTGCAAGTTTATAAAGATTACAATCTGATAACGCAGGCAATACATACGAAGAAGGAAATCCTTGAAGATTAAAACATTCACGTGGAGTTAATTTGCGAATACCCTTATCATCCAATATAATTGGAACATTATGACCACCTGTACCCATATTTGCAGTAAGCGTTGGGCATTCACTGCTTTTATTTTCACGAACATAAACACGTCTATATTGATAGATAGTGTTTTTCTTTACAACTGCCTCTTTAAGTAGATCCCATGTGCTTGATTTATTTGTGTAATAATATTTTTCAGGGACATTTGGTTCAAGAAATTCTGAAATAGAACGTTTCTGAATTTTAGGAAAATCCAGATTAAACTGATCAAATGCTGTTTTTGATTTTAAGCATACAATGTAAATACGTTCTCTATGCTGTGGAATACCTGTAATTTCAGCTGTATTTAGCACTTTATGACATATATTGTATCCTCGTTCTTCAAGATTCTTTTTGATTGTATTAAATGTTTTATTGTCATCATGCGATACGAGATTCTTTACATTTTCTAAAATAACGCATTTAGGCTGATGATGATCAATAATGGATAGAATTTTCCAGAATACGTTTGAACGTTCATCATTAAACCCTTCTTGATGACCTGCAATACTAAATGGCTGACAGGGAAATCCACCTGTTAGAATATCATGAGCTGGTATATTTTCATTTTCTACTTCATTAAGATTCTGAAGTGTAAGCGCATGATCAAAATTTTCATCATAAATTTTCTTGGAATGTTCTACCATATCATTTGCAAATACAATCTCAGCCATTCCTGTAAATGCAAGTGTAAATGCTCCTGTTCCTGCAAATAAATCTATCATTTTTAGAGGAAGAGCTATTACAGCTAGTTCTGCTTCTGTGGCAGACGCAGAAGAAGCAGAAGAAGCAGGAGCAGAAGCAGTAGCAGAAGATGCAGAAGAAGCAGAAGAAGCAGAAGAAGCAGACGCAGGAATAATAATTTCATTTTTTACATATTTTTCACGAATTAATTTAATAATATCCTCATTCTTTTTTCCACTGTAACCTTTAATACTATTTTCCTTGCAAAACGCCTTTAATTCATCTTTGGTTTTCTTAGAGAAATCAATTTCTACAGGTTCTACAGGTTCCATGAACTCAACCTCTCTTTTCATTTCTTCAAGAATAGGAGCAATCGCACTAACAGTGCTACAATCAATCTTCATATGATCAGTGTACCCGCTTTTTTGCTTGAAAATACGAGTGCATTTCTCACAGATATAGGTAGGCATTTGATTTCTATCTATAGATTATAGAAATCTTTTATGTCAATTTTTACAAAAAAATTGGTAAAACTATAAAAGATATTGTATATGTTACAAATTATTTCAATATTAGGAGCCATCTCTGTTGAATATCAGGATTGTGAATACTATGCTTCCAGATCAAATTGGTAGCATGTGATTTATATATTGGCAACTGCTCTTTATGATCAGTAAGTGCTTCATATAAACGCTGAATAGCCTTGTCCCAGTCATTAATAGAATAATAATATCCATACTGTTCCCATCCCTCTGAATTGTGTAGAATGGGATAATGGTATGAAATGAGTTCCAATGTCATATAATTATATGAATTATTCCATTGATGCGTGATAAAACAGGCAGAACGATGATCGGCCATAATCTGATTGATCTTTTTACGAGGATAGAGCACCATTCGGTTTGCTTTATAGATCTGTAGACCTGCAATACATTTGTTAAATGAATTGGACGATAGTTTTAGACGATCGCCATTTACAATATGTAATTTTCCCTTCCATTCTGGATGTGCTTTTGCAAATGCTTCTACTAACAAAATGGAATAAAATGAACACTTCTGGAATGAAATAGATGGGTCTGTAATTACAATATCCTGTGTTTCCCATTGAGTTGGTATCCAATATAAAGGAGATAAATCTACTGCATTTGTAGTTAATGCATACTGTTGAATAAAACACGGATCCCATACATAAGGTACAACCCGACTCGTTTTAATAGATGTACGATTAATGACTGCTGCATACTCTACATGCTGTTTATAATGAGGCGATGTCCAGATTTCATCTAGTTCACCTACAATATGATGATTAAAAAACATACTAGGATACAATTGAATCGTCTCAATATCAATGTTGAGGATGTTGCCCAAGTAAAGTTTTGCTACGCGTGTTCCTCGTTTGCGTAATAGTCCCCGTGTTGCTTCATCAATACTCATTCCAATCTCTACAAAAATATGGATGGATTGATTCATGAGATCAGATGTTTTCATGTAACGATACCGCTCCAAAAATGGCTTCTTATTAGATGCAATTGTTGTCTGTAATAGATGACATGTATATCCGAGCGCTTCAAATAGATCGTACAATACAATAATATTCTGTGTTAAGCCATTGATGAAAAGAGAATCATCATTGATCTCATTGGATGCCAAGATGATTCGTTTTTTGTCTTTTTTCTCTAATGATGTTAATTGAATAGACTGGCATTCTTCGGTGGGTAAGATTGTATTACCTGGATATTGCAAAGTCATGTTAATATAAAGATATATGTAAATCTTTATATTAGCATATATTAGATGTCGTATTCTGTCTTTCCTAGTACAAATTCTATTCCACCTGCTACATTTTATAATATACAAGGATTATCTATGTGGCTCAATCAGAATCCAACGTACAAGAATTATTTTGTAAATTATCCAAATCTGTTTCCTGGATTATGTACTATAACATCTAGTTTATCTTCATTAAAATACAATCCGCAAAATGTTCCATTATCTCCTAGTGTTAGAACACTCTCCTATAATCAATATCAACAATATACCGAACAATTACAAGTATTTACACGAGTGTATGCATTTAATTCAAATGCTTATGTTAATTCACTTCCTTTAGGTTCTCCTATCTATTATAGCTTTTCATCCTATCAAGAACTGATGACATATAAATCATCAGTAGCATTTGTGAATAAATTATATCCATTTAGGGCAATGGCACGAGGTACAACTGAAAATGGACAGACATTAGGGTGGGTTATCCCATTTCCTCTTTGAACTTCTAAAGGAACTTCTAAAGGGACTTCTAAGAAGGTTTCGTATACATAATATAAGTAGCATTATAAGTAACAAGTGCAGCCGATGCAACAACAATATGCAGAGGTTGTGCTTTATAATAAAATGCAACAAAGGCAGATGCAATCATAAGTAATGCATCACCAAAAATAATCTTTGGACCTGCACGTGAATATTGTTTAAATAAATCAATAACTGCATTTTTTCCAATAGGAATTGGAAGAATAATGAATAAATAGAATAATAAGTCATGTACCACTTGAATCAATACAAGCAAAGCTAAAAAGATCCATGGATTCCATCCATATGTAGGTTTTATATAAATAGTATAAATGTATCGTGCAATAATAAATCCTAATAAAATAATGAGTACATCTGAAAGAATTGCAGTGAATTTAAATTGACTATACCAGTCATTAAGTGCTTGTCCAAAAATGTTGGGAAAATAACGAATTAAAAATAATACAATTACATCCACTGTCAGAATGGCGAAGAATAATATAAAGTTATCTGTAATATTCTCGTAATTAGAAATATCAGCAAACATCTACTATATGGTTAGGAATCAGTCATGATTCAATGCAAAGTCATCAAGTAGAGAAGCTGTCCCAATTCACTCAAGATATCATCTAAAATATTAATAAGATCACTGTGCATCTGAAGTGGTTTATGCATATTCACTACATATCTCGTTGCTGCATTTACCGTTTTAATCGCACCTGCTTCGGTTAAATTGTGCAATGTAATACTGGCATTCTTTCCTGATACTCTAGGTCGTCCGAATTTTCCAATATAGACTTCTACAAATGAATCAATATGTTTTTCCAATTGTTTCAGTGAACTATCCGTAGCTTTATGTCTGGCATACACCCTTGTCTGCCAATGATACAATTTAATCTGATCACGTAGTTGAAGGAAAAAATGAATGTATTCTGCTGACATCTTTCTACATAGTAGAAAGATATCTTTGATTATATGAAAAATTATTAATTATATAAAAAAATTGAAATTATATTTTACATCATAATTAACCAAGTTTTAATCAAGTTTTAATCAAGTTTTAATCAAGTTTTAACCAATGTGCTCTATCTGTAAGAAAACTCTTTCTGGCTTCGGTATTCCTCATACCGAAGTGGATTGCCCCGTTCGTAAAAGTCAATACTGCAATATATGTGCACGCTATGGACACTTAACAAAGATGTGCTCTGGAAAGGAATTGCGCGTGGAAGATAATGATGCAGCCATTAAACAATTCTTGACAGATCAACACATTAAATGCAAAAAGAATCATAAACGAGCATTATATAATTATGCTGATGCAAATCAAATGCGAATTGTCTATCTACAGTAGAATGCGTAGACTTCATAAGGTACTTCGTAAAACACTTCGTAAAACACTTCGTATACTTCGTAAACGTCATCAAACACGAAAAAATACAAAACGATATAGATGTACACGAAAGGGCGGAAATTATAAACAATCCACTGAAATGATGCGTAATGGAATTCCTGTAGAAAAAGATACTATTATTACAATACCTGGTCAACCTCCTATGACTATTAAAGAATTTGATGAATATATGTCACACCAATACAACGGTGGTAATAATTATTAGATTTTTTAATTTTTTTGATTTTTTTGATTTATGAATCCACAAAGTGGATTTGGAAATCATTTGGACGCAATGCTACGGATCTCAATGCCTCTATCTGTTCTTCATCCAATTCTGTAACTTTACAAACACGTTCAAAGATTGTCTCTGCAATAGAATACCACAGATCATAAAGAACTTGCTCTGCCAATTTTTGCTGTACATCTGTCATTGTTTTATCTTTTTTAGAAGCTGACTTTTTATAAACTAAAAGATACATCAATTTTTTATATAAACTATTTAAACACAGAGTGCTATATATTCATATAACCATGGAAGAATCACTTACAAATCCTCAAGAAAATGACTTGGCTACTCTCACTCATTCCATTATTGAGTGGCGTCGCTTGAAAGAAGATAATGATGCACGTAAACGGGAAGTACGTGAAGCCAGTACCAAAATGACAGCTCTTGAGAAAATTATTTTGGCTGTTATGAAGTCTCATAATATCGGTGCACTTGATTTGAAGAACTCAGGTGGACGTGTCTTTTTTAAGACCAAGAAAACACAGGCAAGTGTTGGACAGAAAGGCCTTGTCAAACACATTGGAGATTATCTAAAATCGGCAGAAGAGGCTGCCAAATTGGTGGAGTATTTGCATGCACAACGTCCTGTTCTTGTGAAGGAGTCTATCCATTATGAAAAAACTGCATAGTTTTTAAACAAGGTGAAAAAACTGCATAGTTTTTAAACAAGGTGAAAAAACTGCATAGTTTTTAGACAAGGTGAAAAAACTGCATAGTTTTTAGACAAGGTGAAAAAACTGCATAGTTTTTAGTGTCAAATATCTAAAGATATTCTTAAACAAGGTAAAAACGGCTTAGACATTCTTAAAAAAATATAATAACTAATTAGAAAATGTTACGAGATATCTGTAAAGCTGGTCTTAGCTGCGTTTCATCCCAACCCGGTCCCGAACAACAAATGGGTTACAAAGATTTGGTTGCATCTATTCTGGCATTCATTCTTGCCATCTTTATTATTGCATTTATTGGCAAACATGTATGGAACGCTGTAATGCCTCAACTGTTTACCATTGCACGTCCTGTTCAGTCCTGCTGGCAAATTATTGGTCTGTTGATTTTAGTTTCGTTGTTCCGTTAGGCTTTTTGGAACTTTGTTAAAAAAAGCTTGCCAAAAAGCTTTAAAAAACCTGCCAAAAATCTAAAAAAAGCCTATATTATACATAATATAAAGCACATAATGTGAATTATATTATGTGGTTTCTAACTGTATTCATACTTGGAATTATCATTACAATAGGATACGGTCTTGTACGGTATTTTGGATATATTTGTGAATCATAAATAGATGTTTTTACTTTATTTCCTGACCGTTATTTTTCTTGTTGTTGTAGGCTGGATGATTTATTATACTATTCAACAGAATCCTGTAAGAAATTCATGTCCTGAAGATCCGTGTAAGAAGAAAGATGATTGTAAACCGAATGACCCTTGTAAACCAATGCCTAACAAATGCAATCGTTGCGGATATCCTAGACCGCAATGCAGATGCCGTCGACAATGTCCTTCATGTTAGAAGTTTGTTAGAACTCTGTTAGAACTCTGTTAAGAAAAAGCTCTCTCTTTTTGCCACGCTTTTTCCTAAAAAGCGTCATAAAAAGCTCTCTCTTTTTGCCACGCTTTTTCCTAAAAAGCGTATAGGAAGATGGATATTCCATTTGATCTTATATTTAAAATTGCAATAATTGCGTTAATTGTATTTTTAATTGTCCGTTTTATGAATAGTGTCCCCAGATACAATCGTATAAATGAGGGATTTGCAGGTGTTGCACGTGGATCAGGGCACCCTGATTGTCTCCGGACCCTACCCGAAGCATCACAGCTATTAGATCTATTACAAACAAATGGAGTTAATCGTATCGCAGCAGGATTATCAGACGCATCTGGAGACTATGCTGAATTAGAACTTCTCCTAAGCAAAATGGCATGTTTGAAGAAAGATTTAATGGCTCCTGGTACTCAAATAGACGCTACTCGTTATCAAGCATTTGAAACTGCACATGATCGTATTGCAGTAGCAGAACTATGTGGACTCTGTATGAGTAAAAATATTCCACCCCGTGATCTGGATATTATCTTTGCTACATGGCGCGACAGAGGTAATGATTTGATCAAACGGTTATGCACAGAAGGAAATCTGAAAGAGCAAGAAATACAGATGGTACAATCACTCTTTACAAAAGCATTTGAGGATACATATGCTATCGCTACTAGTCGTTGCTTACAGACAGATTTTAGCAAACAGAATGGTGGACAGGTACTAGGGGATGTAGGAGCTTACGAATCACCCGCAATGCAAGAGTTACGATCCTATGATTATACATATGGTGGGTTGAGCGCTTCAGGATGGAATTAGATCATTTTATCATATTTTATCAAGATTTTATTAAGTTTTTATAAAAAGTTTAAAAACTTTTTATAAAAACTTTTTTGCCATGCTTTTTTGTCAAAAAAGCATTTAGATGAACGCCAGTGACATAGTCAAAGCAAAACAGAATAAAGTATTATATAATTCATTATATACTCCCACTGTATATCAATCAACTGTATTTAGCACACTACGTTTATACAGTAGTATCAATCTAGGAAATTCCATTGCATCATCCTTTATTTCATGCATCAACACTGCCTATAAGTATACATGTAATCCTATATTTACTACGTATGAAACACGCAATGATGTAAAAGAAGGAGCTGTTGCATGTGGTGCAGTCCCATTATCAATTCTTCAATTTACAAGTTCAGATGGAATGATATATGCATACAGTACAATATATTCTACTTTTGGAAATGTTTCACTACCAAGTTCTTTTATTATTACAAGTACAATTGGAACAATTGCTTCTTCGCCTATAATTTGCCCTATTAACGAAATCTATCAAGGATGCTCTGTCTGTATTAATCGGTCATGTAGTAATTGTCTATCCGGTTTATGATACGGGTTTATAATACGGATTTATGATACAGATTTATGATACGGATTTATGATACGGATTTATGATACGGATTTATGATCCTATGATTATAGTTATACGTAAATAAAATCATCTACAACAGAAATGTCATTTCGTTCTAAATTGGCACGATTTGGTCAATATGATCAAGTCATGCCCATTCCATTAGTAGCTACTGCCTTACAACCATCCCGTCCCATGCCAATGTATCCTCCTATCCCGCCCAAAGTTGTTCCCATTGTCATCGGCAAATATCCTCCCAAAGAACGGCCCTTGCCTGGTGATATTCTAGCAAACAATACTGGATTTATGCCACCTGGTTACCTCTTGTGTGATGGATCCGCTGTATCTCGTACTACATATGAAGTGCTCTATAAAATAATTGGAACATATTATGGCGATGGAGATTTATCTACTACATTTAACGTGCCAAAACTTAATAATGATTGTGCTCCCAATGTAACATATATCATCAAATACGATTTGTATTCAGATACAATCCCTTATTATCCTCCTGTACCTGCCCCTTTTACTGTCAGTAATATCCAGATATTACCCTATCCTATTTCATTTGTTCCACCTCCTGGAACCATTCTCAATAATACCACTCCGTCTATTCCTGAAGGTTATTTGGCATGTAATGGTGAAGAAGTCTCTCGTACTACTTATGCTATTCTATACAATATGATTGGTACATACTATGGTGAAGGAGATGGATCTACTACATTTAACTTACCTAATTTGACAAATGGAAATTCATCCTACATTATCCGTTATGCAAATCCTTCTCAAAGCGAAAGCGGTTATGGAAGTGGGAGTGGAGGAACAGGGACAATATGTAGTGGAACAGGTACAAATGGAACTACTATTATCCAAGGAGGACCCATTATCCAAGCCAATGTTCAAATTCTACCTTATCCACTTCCCTATGTTCCCACAGCAGGAACTATTCTTAATAACACTACACAAGCATTACCAGATGGCTATTTATCATGCGATGGATCGGCTGTTTCACGTACAACTTATTCTGTATTATTTGCCATGATTGGAACATTTTATGGCACAGGCAATGGATCTACTACATTTAATTTACCCAGTTTATCTGTTGGAACTGCTCAACCCTATACTTACATTATACGTTATCTGAATCCATCTGCACTATCAGTTGCTGCATCTACTACTGTTCAGATCCTTCCTTATCCACAGCCTTATGTCCCTTCACCTGGAACAATCTTATCTAACAGCACTAATACTATACCATTTGGCTATTTAGGGTGTGATGGAACAGCTGTGTCACGTGTAACATATGCAGTACTATTTGCTATGATTGGAACATTTTATGGTCAAGGTAATGGATCTACAACATTTAATGTACCTGGATTATCTAATGGAACAGGAGTACCCTATACATATATCATACGCTATGCCAATCCAGATGCATCCATTCCATCTCTTCTTTCTACCCAAATCCTCCCTTATCCACTTGGCTATGTTGCTCCTCCTGGAATGATCTTACACAATACAGAAACCTATGTACCCAATGGCTATTTAGCATGTGATGGATCAACTGTATCACGTGTAGAATATCATGTACTCTTTGGAGTCATTGGAGAACATTATGGAGCAGGCGATGGATCCACTACATTCAGACTGCCGAGTTTATCAGTTGGAACAGGTGCACCTTATACCTATATCATCTGTCATGTTGAACAGAGTATACCATGTGTCACAATTACACCTAATTTGAATGTATCGGGTATTGAATTACCATTGACTGGATTGAATTTGTCTTAGGTCGGTTCCTTTGGTTAAAGGAACCCTAGGAACCATTGGTCAGTTCCCAGGAACCTTTAAACCATATGGATGAAATTTCTTAACAAATCATAAAAAATCACTCGTTAATACCATTATCATCCTAGGAACCATTTTCAATTTAAAAGGAAAAATTGAAAATGATTCTCTCCGCACTAAGTATAGAAAATGACGATACAAACTAACACAGTTAATTTTGCTAAGGCTGGTATTGTTGTATCTTACACAGATGACTCCGGTTCGGCTGTAACCCAGAATATCTCATTTAACAACAAAACATTCTCACTTGACAGTGGATTAAATGTTACAGCTGGTAATTCTAACTTGGCGGGCAATCTCGTTGTCTCGGGTAACTCTCGGGTGGTTGGAAACTCCCAATTAGACGGCACATTAACGGTTAATGGTAACTCTTCTCTTGGTGGTGTTCTCGGTGTTTCTGGAGTAGCCAACCTTGGTAATGTTCTTAACGTTGATGGCGTGTCAAATTTGAAAAACGCCGTGAATGTTACAGGCGCTGCCACCCTGAACAACTCCTTGGATGTCATTGCTGCTGCTCACATGCATGCTGGTATGCAAGTAGATGGTGCTTCTGCACTCAAATCTACTCTGGCAGTTGATGGGGTTACCACCCTTGGCAATGTCCTTAATGTAGCTGGTGTTTCCAATCTGAATAGTCATATGAATGTTACTGGTAACTCTGTCCTCTCTGGCACATTAGGTGTCACTGGTAACTCTGCTCTGACAGGCAACTTGGCAGTAACTGGAAATTCAGCCTTGACTGGATCATTGGGAGTAGATGGTGTAGCAAATCTGAACAATGTCCTCAACGTAACTGGAGTAGCCAATCTGAATGCCGCTGCCAATGTTGTTGGTGCAGCCACTATGAACGATACCATGGATGTCATCAAGAAAGCACGCATGCATGATGTCATGCAAGTAGATGGCGCAGCTACGTTGAACAGCTCCCTCGGTGTCGTCGGTGTATCCAACCTTGGTAATGTCCTCAATGTTACGGGTGTTTCCAATCTGAATAGTCATATGAATGTTACTGGTAACTCTGCTTTAGCTGGTAAGTTAGATGTTACAGGTGATACTACTCTATTAGGTGCATTGTCACTTGCAGGTAACTTCTCTTTGAGTGCAGGATTAACCGTTGGAGGTGTAACAAACTTAAACAACGCTGCCAATGTTACAGGTGCGGTCCACTTGTCCAGCACTCTCCAATTGGATGGAGCTGCCACCTTAGGAAATGCCCTGACAGTAGCTGGCGTAGCCACGTTAAACAATGGTGCTACTGTTAATGGTACCAGTGCCCTGAACGGAGCCTTGACCGTTTCAGGTGGTGCTACCATGAACTCCTCATTGTCCGTTACAGGTGGTACCATTCTGTCCAGTACAGTGCGTGCAATTGGTGCTGCCCAGTTTGACAGTGATATGAATATCAAGGGCAACTCCCTTCTGGAAGGCACTCTTATTGTTAATGGTGCATCTACTCACGGTAGCAATCTCAATGTTGTTGGTGCAGCGGATTTGCAGAACTCTTTGACTGTAGCCAATGCAGCTGTTCTCAATGATGTTTTGACAGTAGCCAAAGCTGCCACCCTCAATGACGTTCTTGTTGTAGCTAAGGCCGCCACGTTGAACGACGCCTTGACTGTAGCCAAAGCCGCTCAGCTCAATGACGTCATTGTAGTAGAGAA